GATCCCATCATAAGGACGCCAACGCCAAGCCTTTCGAGGCGATGCGATCTTTCCGTTAAAGATGATGTAAGCGATTCTTTTATCGCCAGACTTTCCAGCGAGTCGAATCTGATCTGCCAAGTCAGGCATGAGATCGGGCTTCCCGTTCTTACCTGCAAGGTCGCGGTCAACATCGATGGCACGAACCCATCCCTGTGCATCTGGATTATGATCAGACTTGCGTGCAGCGTGTCTTGTATCACCGATCCAGCCGTCGCTAGTTCTATCTCGACCGGGGAATGCATCATCAATCTGCTCTCTAAGCTGGATCGCTGACTTGCTTAGCCTCGGCTTCACAGGCTGCACACTCCCATCGCTTTAGATCGTTAAGTAATAATTCTTCATGACCGCACTCAGGCATTGGTGCGATAAATGCGTCATCGATTGGATCGTAGGTATATCCGATACCTGCATAGTTATAGCGAATGTTCCCGTTATAACTTGTCTTAACCCATGTACCGCCAAGATTATCGACGAGCCACTGATAGCCCTCATCGCCGTTAGGGTCATTATTATCACCGACTAATACACGAATAACTTTAGAATTCTCATCGATCTCTGCCCAATGACTCATGCTGGATACCTCACAATTACTAGGCCTGAACCACCTGCTGCGCCAGCCGTTGCTCCAGCTGAAGATGAACCACCGCCGCCAGAACCTGTATTTGTTGCGCCTGCTGTCTGGCCTGATCCACTTCCATAGTTGCCACCATTGCCACCACCACCTGCGCCGCCCGTGCCGCCAGTCGTATATCCACCTGCGCCACCGCCTGCAATATAACCAGCGACACCAAGACCAACTACTGATAACCATGATGACCAAGTATTCAATCCTGCGCCGCCGTTGCCTGCTGTTCCCGGGGTCACTTGTCCGCCAAATTGACCGACCGCACCTGCACCGCCACCACCACCTGCGCCGTTGCCTGAACCATCTCCACCATTGTTTCCGTAGCCTGTACCACCGCCCGATGAACCTTGGTTGGCTGTTCCACCTGTACCGCTGCCACCGCCTGCGCCACCGCCAGAGCCGCCAGCATTACCATTAACATTATTTTTTCCACCATAACCACCGCCATTAGCCGTGATTGTGTCAAAGACTGAATTGATTCCATTTGTGCCGCTGGCATTAGATGAGCCAGTTCCACCGCCGCCTACGGTTATGTTTATGGTTGAAGGCGAGATTGTACGCCCAGCGTGATAGACGACTCCACCCGCTGCGCCACCGCCACCGCCATTGCCCGATGTACCACCGCCTGCGCCACCGCCTGCAATTACTAAAACATCAGCGGTTAGGCTAGCGTTACTCACTACTAAACTTCCATTGCCAGTAAATACTCGGTAATTATATCCGCCTGAAGTGTAAAGAGTGCCTCCAGTTACGACAGGCTTGGGATCATCTTTAAGAATGGCCGAAATATTATTAAGCATTATCCAATAGCCCCGACAACATACCATGTGTCTGTAGCGGTTTTAATAAGAGCTGCTGATTTATATTGAGCAAGGGTAGGCTGAGCCAATACTGAACCAGCCGATAAAACTGTAGTTGTGCCAGATGTAACGGCCTTAATAGTGACAGCCCCTGCGCCCTTGTTGAGGACTGTAATAACTGACCCTACTGGGATGGCCGCGGTTGCATTTGTTGGAATGCTCAAATTGACGGCTGTTGCCTTGTTCATCGGGATAAGTACCTGATAGGAGTCAGCCAGAGCGATCGTATAGTCAGCCGTCTGGTCTGCCTTTACCTCGAAGGTTACTAGGCCGTTATAGTCCGCGGCTGTAAAGATGTCGCCTGTTGATGCTGGGAAGCCTGTTGCCATTGTTTTTCTCCTAGTAACCCAATATGGATTGTCCGATTATACCGTAAGTCGATGATCCTACAATGAATCCCTCAACTATAGGCTCAAGTGTTGTGACTGTGCATTTCATGCTATTTGGGGTGATGTCCCATGCTAACCCCTGCACCTGCAAGGTCTTGACGATTGTAGAACCGTCTGGCTGAACGTTAGTGATCTTGACATTGTCAAAGTAATCAAGGCCGATCATTGTGTCAGTCGGAACGGCTGTATCCAATAAATCCACTGTCATCTGGTCGATGCGGATTGTGGTCTCGGCTCGGGTTGCTACATAAATCTTAGCAATGTCAAGAACTTGCGCATCCGTCTCTGGGATCATTTCGGTGACAGTAGTGCCATGAGGGAAGTACTTGGCAGATGAATCGACGTTCACTGCTGTCTGCGCCGTGCCACCGACGCGTGTCATGCTGGCTTGGTTAATGATGAGCTTGTCATCGAACTGATAGCGAAGGTTAGAATATGGGATGCCAGTAGTCTGATTGAACTCGATAGGGGCAGCCGCTAGGGAGCCGACTACATCGTTACGATCCTTGAACTCTGCCGTGCCGTCTGTGCGAATAAAGAACGCGCCCTGCTCTGCGAACTCTGCAGCCTTGAGAGCTGCAAGAGCTGGACGAGCCGTCCCCGGGTCTGCCTGAACTGTGGTCGATCCTGTGTCAGTAATACGCATCGATGTAGGGAATGACACTTGGTCCAAAATCTTGGTAATGCGTGTGCCTGTGGTCTGGCCTGCCGTTGCTCCGCTCACTGTCGAAACGTTAGCCATCTGAAATAATCTAAAAGCATCGCTGCAGACAATATCGACGTAACCAATTTCTTGGCCTGTTGGATAGTAATACTTATATGAATCGACATAACCCGAGAATAGAAAGTGCTGAGTAGTTGCCGTAGTAGCTGCGACACGAATCTTACGAAGTGGAGTGAGATAGCCGTAGTACGGGCTGGATGTATTTTGAGGGTTGAAATATGAGTCTGGGTCTAAGACACGGACTGTACAGTTGCCAGCCTCGTAGGTATCTCGCATAATGTTGCGGCCTCGACTGATCTTGATTGATCGAGTGACACTGCTGAGATCGACTACTGGATCGGGAACTTCTGTAGCTGCGAATTGAGACACGCCAATAACGCCGTTGATAGGGTCGCCAATAGTAAAGGGATAGCCGAAAGTTGCTCCCTGACTAAAGTCGAATGAGACCGATATCGTGGCAGGTAGGCTCATCGGACTGAGACTGATCCTCTAGCTGCTACTCGATTGACGTCGCTGAATGTGCCTGATAATGATTGATTTACTTGCGTCTCTGTGATTGCGTTAGTAACAGCCTGATCGTTTAGGTAAACCTCAACATTGATGGCCTGCTGGTTGGCCTTCTGATAAGAATTGACTGCAGCCATAATCTCAGACATGGCATCGGAGTAGTTGCCAGATGGAGCGATAGGGGTAGTCTGTAGAGAGGCTACAGATACGCCAAGAGATGCCGCCGTGTAGGTAAGCAATTCTTGAGGGAGTGTCCAGTTGCGGTAAGGATTAGGAGCCTCTGGAGTCGTAAGCAATAACTGGCGCAGCTCGTTCTGTCGCTTCGTTGCCGCTTCCAGTTGATCGGATAACTGAGTGGCAAGGCTTGCATTACCTTCGAGGATAGCCTTTTGCAATAGCAAGGATATACGATCGGTCTCGCTAATCTTACCCTTAAGGGCTGCCTCGATACCGATAGCCTCAAGGTTTAGAGTCTTTGATGCCTTATCTAATGCTGTTTTTTTCTTCGCCTCTGCAAGTGACTTTTTATCTAAAGCTGCGCGCTCGCGTTCTCGCTTTATTCTTTCTTTTTCTAATTGATTTTGTTTAGCAATTTCAGCCGATGTTGGATAAATACCTATAGGCATTGATCCAAGATATCCCTGAGTTATTGGAGTTCGTAAAGCTTGATACTCGGCGCCCGTCTTGCTTACATAATCTAAACCTTTTTTGAGAATTGCCAAAGATCCTAAACTTGGGAACATTGCAAAACTACCCTTGCTTACAGGGTTAGATGAACCAACCCCGGGGATCTTATTGAGTTTATCGATCAATACTGCAACGCCCACAATCGCGTCTGATACATAGGTCGAAAAGTCAGCCATTGAATCGGCTAAAGGCTGGACTGTATTACCTTCTCCAGCGAGAAGCGACAGAGCATCAACCAGACCTTTTCCAATTGTTTCTTTCGCCTCGCCTGCGGCTGTGCTAAGTAATTCCATTTTGCCAGCATAGGTGGTCAAGTATTCAGCATTAGAACCTCTGAACTGATTATTCAGTTTAGCTTGAACATCTGCAAAGCTCATGGTCTTGAGTTCTGCTTGAGATAGACCGAGCGAATACTTGCGAAGTCCTCGGGTCTGCCCGACATAGGCCATGCTCAAGTCATTGACCACAGTTTCATAGTCGACGCCAGAACCGCGTGAGATGTCCAGAGCTTGAGTCAGCAATTCAGTGGACTTAGCAACCGAGCCAGTGGTCTGTAGAAGTTTCTGCATTGATGGTCGAAGCGCGTCATCGGTTACGCCAGATGCCTTAGATAGATCAGCAATAAATTTTTCAATGCGTGGGGTCTCGAACGCGAGTCCTAAATTCTTAACTGATACGGCTAGACGGGAAGCAGCTTTCTGGTCGTCAATAAATTCCTTAGCGGCTTCTTTGCCAAAATTGATAACTGCCGCTGTTGATAGACCGATGCCTGCTGCACCTGCTAATTTACCGAATGACTTAGTAAGTCCCTTGATTCCTTTATCAACATCGCTTAAAGCCTTTTTGCCTTTATTCTCGACAACGATCGGGATTCTTAATTCAGCCATTAGTTAGCACTTCCATTAAATTTAGCGGCGGCTTTTTCAAGCGCCTTGATAACTCCAGCCTTGGCCTTGCCTTCATCTTCTCTGTAAGCCTTAAACAAAGCGCGACCTGACATCTTGCCACTACCTTCTAATGGTCTTGGCAAAACTTGTACAAATTTACCTCTGGACTTACGACCTGCCCAATCGTAAATAACGGCAGCAGCTCTCTTACTATGAATCGATACAGTAGAAGACCAGCCTTGAGCGTTAGGCTTAGTCGGTGTCAATTTGTAACCTACGCCGCGACGTGCCTCTGCAGCATCGTACATTGGAAACTTAGCCGTCTTTACTTCATGTTTGACGAATCCAGATGGCATTTGATCGTTCGATGGCAAGAATCCCTTAGCCTTTTTTACTAAAGGCTTTAAGAATCCCACCATTTCCTCACGAGTCTCTTTGTCAAGATCGGGCGAAAATTTCTTAAGGGCTTTGCGAAGTTCGTTAGCGCCTTTTAGCTCTGTAGGCATCGCTTTGCTCCTTCGCTCGGTCTTTCAATGCTGTCAGTAACATCTGAAGCATTGGTGGATCTAAATCAATTAAAGATTGTGGAGGGATAGCCGTCTCAATGCTCAAGCGAGCGATGAGATAGTGGATGCTATCCCTGCCTAGGCCAAAGGGTCCGACTCAGCAACCTCAACACTTTTCAGAGTATCGAGAAAGTCCGGACCAAATGGCTTGACTATGACTCCACTAAGTCTAAGGCCTTCATGGAACAGCGCATAGACATGTTCTTGCTTTTCATCTTCGCGAAACGCACGATGAAACCCTTTTTTAGCGTACAGCTCGAACCAGACTTCCAATCGAGGTGTAACCTCAACATGATGAATTGATCCGTCTGTCATTGTGCCTATTAACTTTGCCATGCTGTGCCCCTTTGTTTTAGATTATGAAGTGGTAACTACTACTGTACCAGAGACGTTCCAAGTTACTGACTGTGTTGAAAGATCGCCAACCGCACCGTTGATAGGTGTGATGTTGTTGACCAAGCAAGTCATTGTGTAAAGAGGATTAGTCGCTGATGTTGCAGCAGAAGTCTGCTTAAGTGTAACTGTTGTGTTAGTTCCTAGGACTGCGTTCAATGTCTGAAGTGTCTTAGATGTTGCTTCATCATTGAGAAAGTCGATCGTGATTGAAGATGCCTCAAGGCCTTTAACGAACTTATGTCCGCTGTCGCCCATTGCTGTAACTTCAAGCTCATCGAAGGTACGGTTTAGTGTAACGCTTGTTACTAGGCTAGAGAGATCAACCGCGTTGACAGTTAGAACTACTCCGTTGCTTAGATATACTGACACGGTTTATTCCTCGTCTTTCTTGTTAAGT